AAGACAAGATTTAGCAATACCAAAGCGTTGCCAATTCACCCCTATTTATTAGGTGTCATTCTCGGGGATGGATGTATTACGCAGAGGGCTGTTTCGTTCTCAACTGCCGATCAAGAGATTGTAATAGCTTGTAAAGAACTCAGTGGGTTAACTGTAAAACATTCGTCCGATTATGATTATAAGATAACAGCCAATCAAAGAGATGCCGGAGGTCATGGTTATAATCCATTGATTAATAGTTTGCGAGAAATGAATCTCATGGGCGAAGGCTCTCATACGAAATTCATTCCTAAAGAATATCTTTCGGCAAATGAGGAAGCTCGCCTCGAATTATTGGCAGGGCTTGTCGATACGGATGGTAGTGTTGGCAAAAATGGAAAGATTGAATTTAGCAGTTGCTCTCTTGATATAATAAAAGGCGCTCAATTTATATTACGGTCTTTGGGCGTAAGAACAGAAATTCATGAACGAGTAATCAGTAATGATTGGAATAAGCATTGTATATCTTATCGAATGTGTTGGAAAGATAATCTTAACTTGCCCTTACGAATACACAGAAAAAAGAATAGGCTTCAGCAAAGAATAAAACAATGTTCGGACAGACTATATATTGAAAATACAATAGCACTTGGAATAAGCGACTGCATTGATATTTCAGTAAGCAATAACTCCCACCTGTTTTTATTGGATAACTTTGTAGCTACGCATAACACTCATGCAGGTGCAAGAGAAGCAGGCAAGCAGGCCTGGAATAGTAAGGCTGACGCTATGGCTGTATTCGGCGTCATAGCTCCGACTTTTAATATGCTCGACAGGACTACATGGAAAGAGTTTAGACACGCAATGCGTCCTTTGATTTCAAGCGAGAATGAGACAAAGAAGATCATTAGGTTAAAAAATGGCCGAGAGGTTTACGGCTTCTCCGCCGAGAATCCCGACAAAATCAGGAACGCAACACTATGCGGATTTTGGGTAGACGAGGCAAGAGAGTGCAAAGACTTTGGTTCTCTTTGGGATGTGCTTATGGGGCGCGTATTGTCAACAGGCGGAAAAGGGTTTGTTACTACGAGTCCTAATTCCTTTGATGCGATACATGATATATTTATAGCAAATAAACATAAGGATTATGGCACGATTCGTTTCTCAACATACGAGAATACATACATTGATAAGTCAGCGATTGATGAACTTGGCGCAAAGTATGATGAAAAGTTTATGCAACAGGAGCTTATGGGTCAATTCGTTATCTTCGAGGGTGCTGTCTATTATACATTTAACCGTCTTCATAACGCAGGTGATCTAGCTTTTAAAATGACGCAGTACGATCCTAATAAACCTATTTGTTTATGCTGTGATTTTAACGTAGATCCTATGGCCTGGGTAATAGCGCAAGTCGGTATTAACGTACAGACTAAGTTAAAAGAGATCTATTTCATTGATGAGATTTATCTAAAGAACTCAAACACAATAGAGAGTTGTAGGGAATTTAAAGAGAGATTTCCTAATCATAATACAGGCGTTAATCTATATGGTGATGCTACAGGCAGGGCAAGACATACATCAAGCAATATTACTAATTGGAAGATTATCGAGAATGAGTTAGCTAATTATGGAGTTAAGACTTCTGTGCCTACGAAGAATCCGGCAGAGCGTGATAGGATAAACTCTGTTAATGGTATGATTTGCAATTCTAAGGGAATAAGGCGGGTTTTTATGAATCCCACTAAATGTCCGCACTTAATTAGAGATTGCGAGCAAGTGTCATACAAAGAGGGAAGCGTTCAGATAGACAAGACTAAAGATTTAAATTTAACGCATTCAAGTGATGCGGCGGGCTACTTTCTTGAGTATGAATTTTCACTTAACAAGGGCTTAATTAAAGGATTAAAAATATGAGCAATATAAAAGATTTAGTAGAGAGTCCTCATCAAGTTTTTAAAACGTATCGTGATTATTGGTCTTTTCTTTTAGATAGTTACGAAGGCGGGCCTGATTACTGTAAGGGCATGATTTCTGCCTTATCCGCAGAACATAGCTTAAAAAACTGGGCTTTCAGGATATTCGCCGGTTCAAGAGAGTTAAAGCAGAATCAATCAGGCAATCTATTCATGCACCCTAAAGAACGATGGCAGGATTATAACGATAGATTGAAGATGTCTTATTATTATAATTTCTGCGCTCCGATTATTGATATCTACACAGACCATTTATTCAAACAGCCCGTTCTTGAAAAGTTCGGAAAGATAGAAGCGGATGTTGAAGCACGCCAGGAGAATATTGACAATAAGGATAGTTCAATAGGCGAGTTTAGAAAAGAGATGACTGATTTAGCGCAAATCTATGGTCATATATTTGTTATTACTGATAAGCCTAATTATAGCGGTGAAGTTAAGACAAAAGCGGATGTGATAGATAATAACCTATTCCCTTATTTTACATTACATCATCCACAGAATATCATTAACTGGGCATTGGATGAATTTGGCAGGCCTTATTGGGTTGTGGTAAGGGAATGCTCTGATGCTAACCGAGATCCGTTTTACTATGATAAAGAGAACATTGATGCGGTGCAATATCGCTTATGGACAAGAGAAGATTGGTTTTTATATGATGCCCAATTTAATGAGATAGGTACAGGGAATCATCAGTTAGGGATTGTGCCAATAACTTGTGTATTCGATAAGCAGTCTAAAAAGATGAGAAGCTTTTTAGGGATCTCAATGATTGCTGATATTGCTTTCATAACAAGGGATATTTATAATTCTTGTTCAGAATTAAAACAGATATTACGAGATCAGACATTCGCGTTTTTAGCCATTCAGGGCAACTCTAGCGAGTATGATGAGCTGTCTGTAGGTACATCCAAAGGTTTATTATATCCTGTTGACAGAAACGCTCCACAGTATATATCTCCGCCGTCAGCTAATTCAGAAGTTTATTTTAAACATATAGACAGGCAGATTTCAAAGATATTTCAGTTAGCAAAACTAGAGGGTGGTTCTGCGCAAGCACCAGAGCAATCGGCTGTTATGCAGTCAGGTGTTTCTAAAGCGTGGGATTTCAACCAGACTAACTCTGCGTTATCAAAGAAGGCTGGTAATTTTGAAGATGGAGAAGTAAAGCTCTGGCAGACATTCGCAAAGTGGCAGGATACCGAATTTGATGGCAGTATATCTTATCCGAATGAGTTTTCAATACAATCAATAATGAATGATTTAGAGGAAGCAGAAAAAATACTACGTCTTAGTCTTGGAGCAGAATTTAACAAAGAAGTAAAGGCAACAATAATCAAGCGAAAGTTTCCAAGATTAGACGATGAAGATATAGACAGAATGGTTGAGGGTATGATGTCAGAGGAAGATACAGCGTCTAAGGGAGAAAGCGGCCGCCTATTAGATAAGATACCATCATTAAAGAAAAAGACCGCATTAAACGCCAACTCAGGCGGTAAATAGAGGGGGAAACATGGCAGACGAAAAATTTACTCAAGCACAAGTAGACGAAATGGTAGCAGAAAAAACCAAAGGCGCATTAACACAGGATAAAGTTGATGCTATTGTTCAGGATCGTTTAGTAAGGGAAGGTAAAAAATATGCAGACTATGACGATCTAAGAAAATTCAAAACTGAACATGAAAAAGAGCTTGAGGCAGCAGGTCAGAAAGAACTCGAAGCTAAAAAGGAATATGAAAAGCTTAAAGAAGGTTGGACTAAGAAAGAGCAAGAATATCAAGGGTTGATTGGTAAGAAAGATTCTGAGATTACAGATATGAAGGTTGGCTCTGCTCTTATGTCTGAAGTAGTAAAGCAGAACGCCTATGCTGAAGAAACTATGGCTTTGATAAAAAGTCAGGCGGTGTTTGACAAAGAAAATAACATTCGTATCAAAGGGCGGGATGCGAATGGGTTAGAAGTAATGGACTCCGTCGAGGAGGGTATCAAGAAATTTTTAATACAACGTCCGCATCTTGTAAGAGTTGTTAAGAAAGATGGCGGCGGAACAGGCGCAGGTGGAACGGGAACAAGCGCAACTGGAACTGAAGCGGGAGACCTTAACTCGCTTAACGCTGAATTAATAGCAGCGCAGAATCGAAGGGATCAAAAAGCAGTAGGGGAAATTAAGGTAAAAATGAGAGCAGCTTTAGCCTCTCAAAGGACAACGCTCTAAATAACTAGGGAGAAACAAAATGTTTAAATTGTTATTTAAGTTTTATTTTGGTTGGACTTTAGGTATGTACGCTAGTGCGTCAGGCTCTAC